CGAAGCCCGTTCTGCTGCACCTGCGGACGATGACACTCCCAATATTCAAGATCGTGTTCGTGCGAAGGCTGATGACACCCTTTCCGAACTAGAACCCCTGATTGACGAAGCCTTCACAGGGGCAGGCAGCAAGCGGTATAAGCCCGTTATAGCGTCTTGGATTGATTCCAAGCCCATGACCCGCCCCACAGCCATCATTGTGCGTGACAGGCTAATGGTTGCAATGGAAGAGATGCACTCTGCATATTATAAAACCGATCCTGACATTGCCGAAGGGTATTCATATTTGAAAAGACCCGCACAGAAGCGGCTGATTGAAATATTTGAAGAAGCAGTTGCCACCGCGAATGTAAAAATTAGTGGCATGGTGGCGGCTCGTAAACCCCGCAAGCCCCGCAAGGTAAATCCTGAAAAGGCGGTGAAGCGTTTAAAGTATTGCCAAAAGACCGAAAGCGGCTTGCAGTCAGTTGATCCTCGTGGTATTATTGGTGCTCAAGGACTCGTTGTGTTCAACACCAAAACCCACAAGGCTATCGTGTTCACTGCTGCCGAACCCAAGTTGGGGTTGGGTGTCAAGGGGTCAACCATCACAGGATGGGACGAGTCCAAGTCTTATGAAAAGACGGTGCGTAAGTGGGAAGAGTGGTTGAAGAAGACGGCAGGAATGCTCAAGGCACTTGAAGACATGAAGACCACAGCACTCGTTCCAACAGGAAGGATCAACAAGCACTGCTTGTTGCTAAAGACACTATGATTCTCGTAGACAACAGCCAAGTGATTATGTCGTCCCTGTTCGCACAGCGTAACTTGGACTACACCGACGAGTCCTTGATTCGTCATATGGTGCTGAACACCTATCGCATGTATCGCAAGCGGTTCGGCAAGGAATACGGTGAACTTGTCCTGTGCCAAGAAGGGCAGGGTGGCGAGTATTCGTGGAGACGCAAGTTCTTCCCGCATTACAAGGCTGCTCGTCGTGAGGCTCGCAAGGACAATCCCGACATGTGGAAGCGATTCTACGAAATCATGGACACCGTTCGCACAGAGGTGCGTGAAGTGTTTCCGTACAAGAACCTATCCGTGAGAGGGTGCGAAGCCGACGATGTGATTGCGGTGCTTGCACGAAACCTGCACCAGCAGGAACCTATTCTGATTTTGAGTGGAGACAAGGACTTTGGGCAACTGCAAATCTACAATGGAGTAAAGCAGTATTCGCCCATGCAGAAAAAGTTCGTGACGGTTGGTAATCCAAAGACTTTTCTTTTTGAGCATATCGTGAAAGGCGATTCTTCAGACGGTGTGCCTAATGTGCTGTCTGAAGACGATTGTTTTGTGACGGACGGCAAGCGGCAGAAGCCTGTGACCCGTAAGCGTCTTGAAGAATTGGAGCAGTCTTGGGCTGAAAGCGGCAAGGTTCCCGATGCCGTTGCAGCCAATTGGAACAGAAACGAGACACTTATCTCGCATCTGTGCATTCCGCCAGAATACCAAGAGCGTATCATGGAGGAGTGGCGTAAACCGTTTACCGCTAATCGTTCAAAGATTTTGAACTATATGATTAGCAAAGGACTCAAGAACCTCATTTCAGATATAGGAGACTTTTGATGGAAGGCAAGCCAAGTTGGGACGATTACGACCGTGCAGCAAAGAAGGCTCGCAAGAACGTGGAGCGGAAGCACAAGAGCCGCCGCAGACACGATGCGAAGCAGGACTTGAAGCGTTTTGTGGACGATTACAATGCAGGAAAGCGAGACACCTACTATGGCGACGACGACAATGACTAAGCCCAGCACCATTACCCTCTCCAAGCGGACTCTTGACATCCTCAAGAATTTCGCAAGCATCAACGCAGGAATCATCGTGAATTCTGGCAACACCATCAACACGATGGCAACCACGAAGAACATCATGGCAGAGGCACGGGTAGACGAGACATTCCCAAAGACATTCTCCATCTACGACCTGAACAAGTTCATTGGTTCGGTGAGTCTGTTCAAGGATCCCCAGTTCGTGTTGGAGGACAACTACATCCTCATCAAGAGCGGAAAGTCCAGCATCAAGTATTGGTATTGCGATCCCAAGTTGGTGGTTTCCACGAACAAGAAGATCACGATGCCTGCAACGGTGGTGAAGTTTGACCTGTCTGCACGGGATTTCGCGGAGGTGATGAAGGCAGCGTCCGTGCTTCAGGTGGCACACCTGTGCGTATGCTCGTCCGAGGACGGGTCGCGCATTGAGTTGACCGCAAAGGACATCACGGACAGGACTTCCAACACCTTCTCCGTGGATGTGGGCGAGAACACTTCAGGTGCGTCATTTGAGTTCATCGTTGACGTTGAGAACCTGAAGATCCTGCCTGGTGACTACTCTGTGGAGATTTCGGAGCGGGTGGTTTCGCAGTTCACGAACAAGAATGAACCCATTCAGTATTGGATCGCGCTGAACGCCAACTCCACCTACGAGGCTTAATTTGAATACAACTGAAACCGTGAAGGGTCTTTGGGTTGAGAAGTATCGACCACAGACCGTGGAAGACTGCATTCTGCCAACGGAAACGCATGAGAGTTTCATGCGGATGGTTGAGCGGGGAGAACCACAGAACCTCCTGTTGTCGGGAGGACCAGGCTGTGGCAAGACCTCCGTGGCGAAGGCACTCTGCAATGATCTTGGTTGTGATACCATGATCATTAACTGCTCCGAGGACGGGAACATCGACACCCTCCGTACAAAGATTCGGAGTTTTGCTTCCACCGTGTCGCTCACCGATGGAGTGAAGAAGGTGGTGATCTTGGACGAGTTTGACTACTCAAACGCACAGTCCACTCAACCCGCCCTTCGCGGATTCATTGAAGAGTTTGCAGGCAACTGCCGATTCATCCTGACTTGTAATTTCAAGAACAGGGTGATTGAGCCGTTGCATTCCCGATGCACCTGTATTGATTTCCGAATCCCTAGCAAGGAAAAGCCTAAACTTGCTGTCAAGTTCCTGAAGCGAGCAGAAGATATTCTGAAGCGGGAGGGTATTGAATACGATCAGAAGGTGGTGGCTCAATTGGTCGGAAAGTATTTCCCCGACTTCCGCCGAACCATCAATGAACTTCAGCGGTACTCTGCTTGTGGCAAGATTGATGTAGGCATCCTGAACTCTATTGCCGATGTTCAGGTCAAGGAACTTATGAAGTGCATGAAGGGCAAGGACTTTGCAGGAGTCCGTAAGTGGGTGGTGGAGAACCTTGACAATGACGCAACTCGTTTGTTCAGAACAGTTTACGACTCTCTGTACGAGAATCTTGAAGGCGGTTCCATTCCACAAGCCATTCTGATTCTTGCAGACTACCAATACAAGGCAGCGTTTGCAGCAGATCCTGAGATCAATCTCACCGCGTGTCTGGTCCAATTGATGATGGAGGTAAAGTTCAAGTGACCTACGGGCTGTCTGATTATTTGAATGCCATCAACGTGAGCAAGGAACCCCTCATGGACGAGAGCGAGGGGTATGCGAAGCAGTCGTATCCGCCGTTTGTGGTGACCCGCTGCCTGTCGTATTTCCCCGACACCCTGTTCGCGGCAAACGAGATGAACACCCGCCCCCATTTGGATTCAAAAATGCACTTTGACTTCCTGCGCGGCGCGGTGCGTCCCCGCAAGCGGTTCTCCAAGTGGCTAAAGCGCGAGGAGGATGCCCGTGTAGCGGCTTTGGTGGAGTACTACGGGTTCTCGTCCCGAAAGGCACGGGAAGCCCTCTCCGTGCTGTCTGACGGGGATGTGGACGCGATTATGGAGGCTGTGAGCAAGGGTGGAAAGCGGTAGAGTTCTAAATAGTTCCGTGTCAGTTCAATTATTCGGAGTGAACGCAGCATGGAACAAAACGAACGCTACATCGACCTTGAGACAAAGGATCTACTTGAGGTCACCCTACAGAAGCCTGATGACTTTTTGAAAGTCCGTGAGACACTGACGCGAATCGGCGTTTCGTCCCGAACCGAAAAGAAGTTGTGGCAGTCCTGCCATATCCTCCACAAGAAGGGCAAATACTACATTGTCCACTTCAAGGAGATGTTTGCACTGGATGATTTACCAACCTCCATCAACACCGAGGATACGGGACGGCGTAACACTATCGCGTGTTTGTTGGAGGAGTGGGGACTGCTGAAAATCGTGGATAATACCAAGATCACGGACAAAGTTCCTCTCAACAAAATAAAGATCCTGCCGTTCAAAGAGAAGAACGATTGGGAATTGTGTCCTAAATACCACATAGG